ACGGCATAAACTGATGCAATATTGTCGGCCATGATAGACCCTCCAAAAAACCATTAAAAAATGACTCTCGGAAGGCTTATCCATCACTGGGGCCATAATTCCTTGTGCGATACGCTCACACCGAGCGGCTGTCTTTCCAGCAGTCAGCGGGGTCTTACGACTTGCCCGTTCCTAAAAAAAGCCCGGAAGGTTTCCCCTCCGGGCCAACGCTCTCTCTAAGGAGTAACAATTAGGAGGTAACGGCGCAATAGTAATCTCACGCTGTTATTCATGCAACTACTCATCCATCAATTCAGGACGCGCCATGCGATGCAAACGCTCCATCTCCGCGATCGCGCCCGCACGCACTCGCTCGTCAGGATTCATGTAGCGAGACATGAACTCCTCATCCGCGAACATCGAGGCAATCTTGTTGGTCGCCTGCTGCGGCGTCATCGCCCCTGAGTCTTGCGAATCCGACGCGACGAACGTGCCTTCCGCGAACGATGCGCCGATTGCGTGAAAGAGCTTCATCATCGGCCCCGTGCCGATAGCTTGCTCCAGACGCTCTAGCCCATCCGCATCGATGCCCGCATCCTGACCAAACCGCACCAGCGCACGCTTGGCAAGGTCGGTGTTCTGGTCGGCTGCCGCACCCCACTCCCTGCGTAGTTCAGCAAAGTCTTGCTCAGACTTGTTGATAAACGCCTCGCGCTCTTGCTCGATGCGCTGACTCGACATCCCGTTCCACCACTCGGCCAAACCTTTCGCCTGCTTGTTGGTCAAACCCAGCTCGTGCAGGACAGGCGCAACCGCCTGAGCGAACGATCCATCATCGCCCTCTGGCACCGGCAGGTCGTACTTGTCAGCGCTCTCAGGTCGCCCGAGCCGGTCGTACACCGCGCTCCACCCGTCTGCGTCATCCTCTGACTTCGGAGCCAGAATCGTGCGTCCAGCCTTGTCAGCACCGAATACCTTTTCGAGATTCTGGTAAGACAGCAGTGCGTCAGACGGGCCTTTCCAGCCTTTCGCTTTGACTAGCTCACCGAGCTGGCTTGCCGTCCCTTCGTCTAGCCCCTCTGCGGCATACCAAGTATTGACTTGCGGAGCCGCTGCCGGGGCAGTCGGGTTGCCTGTTTCCACAGACCCTTGTTCATCACTCATCGGGTATATCCTCTCGTAGATTGGTCAAGGTCTTTTCGTCTAAGTGCAGCGCCTCGACAATGAGCTGCACAATCTCTTGGCGACCGACTGCGCGGCCTACCTCAAACATATCGGTTGATCCTGTGCGATCGCTTGCTGCGGGAGGCTTGCCGTACCGCGACATCCGCTTGAGATGCGCAAGTACCGCCATGCCGTCCTCGCTGATCTTCCCTGTCTTAGGGTCAGTGAATAGACGCTTGTACGCACGCGAACGAAACAGGACTCGGTGAACCCGAGAGCGGAGCATCAGGTAGGGAGATTCCATTACTTGAGCTTGTCCATGTCTTCGAGCACTTTGAAGTTGTTAAATAAGACGTATCCGTAGACGCCAATCATTAACAACCAAGCCCAAGCAGGAATAAATTCAAAGTAAACCGCAAACACCGCAATCACAATCATCTTGACTAAAATCAGCGCGGGTAATACGCCTAGAAAATTCATTGCGATCTGCATAAAGGGATTCAGTTCGCGACCGCCTTGCTTCAATATAACGTAGGTCGTTAAACCATCGAGCGCCTGCATAATTAGAAAAAGTACGGCTAATGCTTCTTTCATACTGCTTCTCCTCGAAACCATGCTTGATCGCGCTCGACTGAGCACATCTCAGGTTGAAGTAATCGACCATCTTTGAATGTCAGAACCACAAACCCAGAGCACCAATTGACCGGCCCCGCCTCGGTGTAATTGAACTGCGGCCCGTAGGGTTCAGCGAGCGTGCCGGTATCGACGCCGTACCTGCGCCCTCGATAGTCAGCCCAAGGCGTCACCTGTAGTTTGTGCAAATGCCCGTGGATGTAGTGCACGCCTGCCTTGAGCGTCGAGTTATAGGCCGAGTGCATCCCACCGGATACAGGTCGATGTCGCACGACTACCCAGCTATCAGTGCTGTGATTGAGATGCACCGCCCAGCCTGCTTCCCAACGCGGCAGGTAATCGAGCAGCGTCATGCCCCACATTTCCTCAAACTCGCCTACCCGACTGGATAGGTAGTTCTCGAAACGACTATCGTGGTTGCCGATGGTTCGCAATAGCTTTGCGCCTTGAGCGGCCCGCTCGATCTCAGCCATGCGATCCTGTACCGCATGAATCTCATCCTTCATCTCAGGTTGCTTTTCCCACATGATGCGGGCGTGCCGAGAGATGCGTGCGCCATCGAGAATGTCGCCATTCATAATGACGGCTGCGGGCTTCAGTTTCTTAGCGACCTTGCAGAATGCTTGATGCGCCTTGCTCACGAGCCCCGGCCAGTAGTGCGCATCGCTTGCGACCATCACTACACCGTCCGTGCAATCAAACGGTATATCCCGCTTGTATACACGCGCTCGTGTCTCGGCTAACTCTGAGGCGGCTTTGCCTTTTTTAGCTTGAGGACTGTCGCCTAGGAAAGCTAGGTTTTTCGATTTCAGCGCAACCCCCATCTTCGCCTCTAGCGTTCTTCGCCGTGAGTACACAGATCGAATCGGTAAGCCCGTCAGCTTGGCGACTTCTGATGCGCTCTTGCAGCGTTGCCAAAGCTCCACGAAATCGCGGTCGTTGATTTTCATCTTTGGCATAACTTACTCGTCAAAAGTGCACATCATTTGCTGGAGGAGGTGAGCGATACGATCCACGAACTCCTCATCCTGCGAGAGCGTGTTGCCGTAGCCCGCCACATCAAGCACCGCATGAAACGCCTCATGCATGAAAGCCTGTTGCCTTGCCGTACCTTTGAGCGCGGCATTGATCTCGATGCGATGCTCGTTTGGCATCCAGAGCGCGACCGCGTGCTTATATTTCCACTTTGACTTTGGAACTGTAGTGACCGTGATTTTGTGTCCCGCGAGCTGGAAGCTCTTAGGGATACCATCAGGCCGCGCCTTTGACTCGCTCATAACTTCGCATTCCCCCGAATCCGAGTAGCCCGCCCAACATGATCAATAGGTCTGTCGTATCAATCGCTGGTGGCACCTGCCAGCCCTGAGTCAGCGAGAGCCACGCAAGCAGTGGTTGCGCGATGTAGGTGTAGCCCATCCCTGTTACGCATATCCAACCCACTGCGGGCCTCCAGCCTGCGCGGAAAGGGTCTTTCGACTTCGCTTCCGCTTCATTGATCCTCGCCTGCGCGAGCATGATCTGAAGGTCGGCATCGAGTTGTTTGAACTCGCCTGCCTGCTGGAGCTTGAGCAACTCCAACTGCGCTTTCGCTTTCGCCTCTGGGTCTGGGATGATCTTGTCTACAATCTGCAAGACCGGCCCGATCAACGCTTCAAACACTGGCATCACTTCACCCCGTTATGTTCAAACGAGTAATGATTCCCGTCCCTGAATCGACCGCCCCAACGGGCGAGCTCGTGCTGCTGTTCCCACCATTCACCGAGCGGCCTGTGATCGTCCGTCTCAGTCAGGAACCGATTGTCTCTAAACAAATTGAGATCAATCGCGAGACGCACCTTGTGAGCGCTGGAGGGATGGCTATAGGAGCGCTTCTCGCCCATCTCGCCATGCACACGCGGGTCGCGGTAAGCGTCACCCAGCGTGACCTCATAACCCATCTCGTAGGCCCGTTCGATGAGCCTACCGACTAGTCGCGCAAATTGTCTCTGCGTCTGACCAAGGGTCATCAGAGCACGCCAGCCCCTCGCGCAATAGCCATCGCACCAATGCACACTAATGCCACGATGCCGCGATCTACCCAAATATTCGTGATGGTGTTTTTCGGCTGCGCACGCTCCAGCGCGTCCAACCGATACTCAATGCGCTCAATCGCTTTGAATGCTCGCTCCAACGCTTCAGCCGCCATATTCTGATTTTGCTCAACGAGCGCGAGCTTAGTGATCGCATCGGAGAGTTTGCCGAGTGCGGTCTTGATCTCGCCCACATCCTCATGGAGTGCGCTTAGACGGACAGCGAGCACATCAGTTTCATTCGACATAGCTTAGATTCCCAACACTTCTCGTCTCGGTACGCTGGCTGCGATCTGTTCAGCCTTAGCGAATCGTTCGGCAGCTTGGCCCGCAACCGGCGCGGCAGCGAGTAACTGCTGCGTTTGCATCGCTTGCTGCTCAGCCATATCCATCTCTGCAATCTCATCATCGGTGCGCAACGCCTTAGCC